GTATGTGTCTAGTGGCTGTATTAGAGTTTGCTGCAGCCATTTTTTGTATTCCAACTAAAGAATTTTTATCTGGCATACTACCATCTCTAGCTTCATTTAACCCAGTTACATCTCTTATCATTTGTAGATAATAATTGTAAGTTGTAATTAAACTTTGTATTTTATTTCCACCTGCTCCGTTTTGTATTTGTTGAATTGGAACTTTAGCTGGATTTTGATCACCATCAGAAGTAAAACTTCTACCAAGAACACTACCAGTTTGAAAAAACATGTTTAGTGCTTCTTGTGGATTATAGTTTGTTCCATTGCCTAAATCTATCTCAGCTAAACCATCAACATCTAAAAACACTCCATCAGGAACCATTCTTGCCATTACTTGTTGTAACTTTAAGTGAGTTAATTGAATCATGTCAGCAAAACCTGTTATTCTACTTACCACAGATTCAATTCTACCTTTATACATTCTTGGTGCTACAATTTGGTAAGGCATTTTTACTCTACTAAAATCTGACTCACTTCTCATCATATTAGGAACCATTCTCCATCTTAGCAACTTATTGCATCCTATAACATAAACACCCTCGTATAAACACTCAATAACTCTTTCAAGCTTACTGTACTCCCCATCCATGTTTGACGGTGGATTAAAAGTATCATTTTTAGGTATAACTTTTTCAGCACCTGTAGATGTCTTTTTCAACTTATATACATCATTAGCGTGTGTCTTGTAGTTAAAGTATAATACTTCTATTTTATTTTTATCGTTATCACTGTAAGTGTTTCTAGTGTGTCTAGTTACACCAGAGTTATCTACTATTTCTTTTATATCTTCTTCGGTTAACTCAGGGAATTCTTTAACTAACTCATTAACTGGTATTTCTTTTACCTCTCCAACATAATATATATCATCAAAATATGGAGAATCAGTATGAGAATAAATTAAGTTTGCTGGATCTACATACTCTATGCTAGCGCCATCTGTCCAATCAAATGTTGTTTTTGTAGCACCAATACCTATAGTTGTTATATCATACAAGCATCTTTTCTTAACTAAATCATAGTCACTACCTTCCATTAAAACATTAATAGCTTGCTCTTCTGCTAACTCTACAGATTGTTTGTAGTTAAGTTGCATGTGAAGAGCTAGTTCTTCTTCTGTATCTGGTAATTCTTCTTTATTATTTTCGTACAAATCAACATTAAAAGTTGCTTGAGCGATATCATTAAAATCTTTTGTTCGCATATCACGAAGCATAGATTCCATATACTCTGTTCTTTTACTAACTCCATAAGAGTCTTGAGAAAAGCAGTTTATTTCAAATGTTCTTTGAGCCATACCGTTAACAACAATATCTACAAACTTAGAAATTATTGGTACTGGTTTCCAATCTAAATTAAGATAAGATAGGTCACCATTAATAGATAACTCGTTTTTATATTTTTGTATAGGTTGCTCGCCTCTAGCGTATAATCTTAGTTTATGAAAAGTGTTTATATTGTTTCCAAATTTATTATTTTCATCAAAAAACCATTCGTTTTTTATTGCTTTTGCAACTTTCTCCCCATACTCGTGACTCATTTTTTCAACGTCACTAACTGCTTGAGAAGGAAAATTTATAACAGACTCTGTCATACTTTATTCTTTATTATTGTTGATTGAAATCCTTTATTACTATATTTTGATATATTTAGGTTTAAAGAGGTTTTTCTTTTTTCTGGATTTGGTCGGTATAAATGTCTATTGCATGCCATTATTGCTAAACCAGAGCTTATAGTGGCATCATGCTTTGTTCTTTTGTTAATGTTAAACTTAGACCAGTCATTAAGTGTCTCATTAAAATACAGGGTTCCATAAGTACCATCTTCTAATAAACCAACATGATCGTTAATATACATTTCAACTGCAGCTGCGTGAGCTTGTTTTATGTCTTCACTTGAGTTAGGTATTCCACCAACTTCCTTTTCTGCTACAGATAATTTGTTCCAAACTTTATCTGGTCTGTTCATACTAAAACCTCTATATCCCCTTCTTCTAAGATAGTATAAAAGTCTAGGTTTATTATTCTCTGCTAATAACGGCATACCATAAAATACCAACGACATTAATACATCTTCAAAAAATATTTCAGCTGTTTGAGGTCTAGCTATATATTCTAAAAAGAATGTGTTAGCAGGAGCGTCTTCCATTGAAAACTTTGTTAACCCGTGTAAAGCTCCTTTTGAACCTTGACCATCTACTGTTCCTGATATATCGTAAGAGTCACAACCAAAAGCTCCCATGTGTTCATTGCCTGGATATTTTACGCCATTTTTTAATATAACATTATTCTGCAACTTAACACCTGGAACCCAACTTACTTTGAATCTTCCATTTGGATCTGGATTGAAAGTTACTTGAGTATCTTTAACTCCATTAATCCACTGAAAATTACCAGTTGTTAAAACTGAAGAATTTCTATTACCTTCGTTATAATCTATTTGCTCGTATATTTTAACCAAGTTAAATAAACTATTACCAGTTTCATCTCTAAACGCGTGTTCTTCAGTTCTTGGAAATTGTCTATAAAACTCGTTTAAAGCATCTTGATCGTCTTTTAATCCTTCAGCTTCATTTTCCCAATGATCTATAACACCACAGTCTATTTCTAATCCATGTGGATCAAATGCTTGTTGTTTAGGATTAATGAACACAGGTCGTCCGAATTCATCAATGAATCCCTCGTAATTCCATTCCATAGGAATAAACAAAGAATATAATCCTGACTTAGTCTGTCCATTTCTATTTCGCTTGGTAACATCTGAATTATAATATAGGTTTTTAAAATTATCACCTCCTTTATCTAATGCGTTAGATGTACTTCCCATCATACATTTACCTATAATTCTACTACCTAATCGCAAACAAGTTTTTGTAACTCTCCAGTTATTTTTTATATTATCAGGTTTTTCCCATTTACCACTTTCATCATGTACTAATAAAGAAAGTTTTTCACCATCATAACTATTATCACCTGTGTTTTTCCAGTCGATAGTAGTATCTAATCCTTCCATATCATCTTGTTCCTCTCGTTCCCTCATTTTCTTTCGAGTAAACTTTTTAGCAGGAACTCTATATGCTAGTTCAGATTTTGGTCGATCCATACCATCTTGTATTGGTTTAAAGAAAAATGGATAGTTTAAACTAATTGGTACCACTTTATCTGTAAACATTTTCTTTGCATCAGCACCAGTTTTAGATAGTATACCAAATCTACTATCACTTGCTAACGTAGCTAAATTAACAGTTTCAGCTGAACTCATAAATGAAAAACCAGAACGTCTATTTTTTAGATAGCACATACCATAACACCTATTATCAGCCTTACAAGCCTCCCAAAATATAAAAAACAATCTATTTGCTTCTCTAAAATCTGGAGCTCCAACATCTATTTTACTCCACTGTAAATACATGTAGTGTGTGCCGGTTATGTATGTTGGCTCACCGTTATTCATAAACCAAAAACCTTCTTCTCTTCTTTTAAACTCTTCGTCTATATACCCATAATGTTTTTCTTTAAAATCATCTGGATAATCTTGCCAGTCAAATACAGTTTTAATTCTTTTAAAATCAGGGTTGGGTGGAAATTGTTTCCACTTTTGCTCTTCTTTTTTTTTACTACAAGAATATATATTTGTTGGTTGTTTAGGTAATGCTATTTGAAAACCTTGTATTTCAAGTATTTCACCTATCATACCAGTTTTAGATATTACAACGATATCATTTTCTTTATTATAACCATACTCCCATTTTTTAGATTTATTTAGTCTTTTAATGGTGTTTGATTTAATAGGTTCTACAACCTTATATAATGTTTGTTGATACATTATTTAGATCTTCCTTCTGCGAATCCTTTAAAGGTGTTTTTCTTTTCTTCTTCTATTGGCTTTCCTTCAAGCATATTTTCTTCTTCGTGGATTCTATTTAATATTTCAAACGCGTCAAATATAGCTAACTTTTTTGTAGCTGCAGCGTTCTTTAGTCTATCAGCTGATATGTCCTCATCTGAGTCTACTATTTCTTCTCTAGCAACTTTAATTAGTTCTTCAACCGCTTTGTGCCCAGCTTGGATTATATTCTTCTTCGTTTCCTTGATATTCATATTTAATTGTAATAAATTTATTTAAAACTCTATATAATCTTTCTCCGTTTACAATAAACTCATATTCACTTACTGGGTCAAAACCAACAAGCTCTTGTTTTTGAAAAGTTCCATCAGAGTATTTTATAATACCTATTAGTGGTTTTTCATTATTTAAGTTAAACTTATTAGTAGTCTTTAGCGGTTTTACAAAACTAAAACCAGGCATTGTTTTCCAGTTGTTTTGATTATACAAAAACAGTTGATCTTCTGAAACTAAATATTTATTGTCACCCATATAAGACCTACTGTTTCTTTCTCTACCCTTAACATCATGCCATCTTCTAAATACGTTGTGATGTATTATTACTTCATCACCCACGTTAATAGGTGATTGAAATAATAACGGAGTAGCGATTACCTTTGCTAATCTATTTATATATTGATGATTGTAAACTTCTGTGTTTAATATAAGTTCTTTATCATCAACTTTTTTAGAATTATTATATCTTTCACCTATTGGAGAAACTATAAAATCTTTGTAAGCTTTCATTAGTATTCTAAGTTGTACTCAACTGATATAGCCATATTTTTATTAAAATCTTTCCAAGGTATAACAACCTCTTGTTTTCTAATATAAATACAGTATTTATCTTCTTCTTCTATTATATCACAAATTTTATGACCACCATAAACTTCCTGATCTACAGCGTAGTGCATTGAATCATTTTTATAGTCTTTACCTATTGTGATTTTTCTAATTATATTATTTTTCATTGTTGGCTCTTTGTACGTCTTCTACAGTTGTGTTTTTAGGCCAATTGATAGTTCCGTCATTTAAATTAACGTCATAACTACCGTACTCTCTCATTAATGTATCTTGCATTAATGTTATCTTGTCTTGAGAAACAGATAACTCGTGTAACATATTGTGTTTTTGAGTTTCCATTTTACCTATATTAAACTGAATTGTATTTATTCTATTTGCTATGTTTTGAAGTTCCTTTAAATGTTCATCGGATACTTTTTCTACTCTAGTCTTTAATTCGACTTCTTTTTCTTTTGTTTTTGCCATTTTATTTAATTTTATTTAATTACTAATTGTTATGTCATATTTGTTTGATAAATAATAGGTTAATCCAGCTCTATCTGACTCACTCATGTTGCTATCATAAACTAATATTTCATATATTTTTCCATCAAAGGAATTACTACCTAAAGCACCACTAGAGCTAGTCTGTGCACCTATGCCCACAGATGTTGTTAAACCATTAACCCCACTAGTATAACCAGATGGATTCATATCAGCTATACCTTCTTGAGCAAAATCCCCTGATCCGGCCCAGTAAATAGTTTGTCCAACGTCAGGTGTATTATTATTGTAAATATAACTACCACCTACCGCAGTTGATGTACTAATATTTATTATAGAAACTTCACCTGTTTCCCAGTGACTACTTGGTTCGGTTCCATTAATAGTGTTTGGAGAAACTGGTGGACCACCACTTAAAGCCCAAGTTGCTATTACATCTTCGTCATCTTGTCTTTCTAAAGTAAACGTTGTTGATTGTTCTTCATCAGTAATACTAGTATCTACACCTCTATATCCTAAGTATGAAAAAACAGTCTCATCGGTTCCGTCACTATCGTTATCTTCTGGTTCACCAACTACAAATATTTGCATAGAGTAGTTTGATAAATATGTTATGGATAATCTGTTATCTGAAAAAGCTCCCCAATCTGTAGATGTAGAACGGGTTACTAAACCCTCTATATTTGATGAACTATCAAACACCGCGTAGCTGTGTCCGTTTTGTCCGCTTTGTTTATATGTTGGTCTATTAGCATCTGCTTCAGCTCTAGCGAATCTACCAAGATCTAAAAGACCATCAAACGCTTTGTTTTTACATCTACCTATTTTTTGATTTTGCAGAACAACTTGGTTGTCATAACTATCTATATCTTGGTATAACTGCGTGTTATCTGTAAAATCCCACCACCCAATCAAACCACTAACGTCTTCAGGTGAGTTTATTATATTAGCATCCTCATATTGTATACCCGTGAACAAGCCTAGCATTATTCTCCTATATAAGCAATTAATGCTCCAGATGTTATATCTATCTCAACGTACCTACCGTATATAGTTATTCCTCTTGGAAACGTGTTACTGGCATCAACTTGTAAACCTCCAGAACCAGATACCGTGCTCTCACTACCGTCGGAGTTGTTGTGTGCAGCATTCTGAGTGTTAAACCATTCTAAACCGTAGTTAGTTGATAAAAGCTTACCTGTACTAGTTCCGTCTGCCACTGTGGCGAATTTTTGTGAAACCAAACCGCCATCAGCATCAAATTTAGTGTCTGCTAAAAAAGTTATAGCCACAAACACCTTTCCATCTGGTGGACTAGCCGCTCCAGATGCATCTATAAACATTGAGCCTAGTTGACCAAAACCATATGTTATTTCTGTTGAATTTATTGCCATATTATATTATATTAACAATTATGCGCTGCTGTTACTACTCCAGCGCTATCTATTTCTAAAGATTTAAATCTACCTCCACCGCCGTCAACCTTGTAAAAACCAGCTTCAAATGAATTTGGAACACTTGCTCTTTTAGTAGTGTAAACTATATCGTTAACAGCTGGCATAGCATTACTACCATTATGGTAAAATGTTTCTCCTAAAGCCGTACCAGAACAAGACGCTGGTTTATTTGCAGCACTTCTTCCACAGTTAAGAGTTCTGTAGTTTATTGCAGTGTCAACCTCTTTTTTTCTTTTAACCATTACGGCTTTATTCTTGCCCTTTATTTGAGCCATACTGTTGTTATTGCCTAAAGCCATTAGTAACCAAAGTAAGCTATTATACCACCTGTTACGCCATCTTTTAATCTAAGCGAAGACCACCTACCATATATAGTTATTCCTGCTGCTAATACAACACTTCCTATATTATCTAAAGCACCTGTTGCATCTCCACCTATTGCCTCATCAGCGTCATACAGTGTACCACCATCACCAGTTCCATTTGCTACAACAGTTGTTCCAACAAATTTAGCGTTAGCATCATTAGACGGGATTAATTCATCTAGTTGGGTTGTTCCAACAATGGAGGTTATAGATGTTATAACCATTCCGCTCGGTGGTATAAATCTTTTATCTTGACTAGATATATATATACTGCCTAATTGACCTTGATTATATGCTACGTTTTGTGAATTCATAATTTATTTATTATTTTGTTGTTCATTTTTCTTTGACGATCCGCCGAAAAAGAAATCGACAACCGTATTAACCTTAGCGCTCATAGCACCAAATATTGTAGAGATAAAACTTATCTCAAATTCTCCTAGCTCTAGATCACCCATTACAAAGTATCTAAACATCATAAAGCTTAATCCAAAATATGCTAACGTGAATAATGACGCAAGTATCTTTTGAATAAGCGCATCGTCTTTATACATATCACGAGCGCTCTTTCGGTCTTCGACCTCTTTGTTGAAAGCTTCAGTTT